TCCCCCCGGTATCTGGAGATGACGGCAGATATGTACAGAGGAAAATACTTTAACAGAGAGAGCGTGTATGTCTGCGGCGACTATGTTGATGGCGATATATACCCGGTATTTCAGAACGCAGGGCAGAGAAGAAAAAAGTGCAAACCCACGTCTGATATTCAAAAGCGCCTTAATCAGCGTAATGCAGAGAAGAAGCTTGCACGCCTGGTTCATGCGAACTTTAACGAGCGAGATATTGCGCTGCATCTTACTTACAGAACGGGCTGTGAGCCGGAAAACGAGAGCACGGCACAGCGGGATCTGAAAAACTTTATCAGACGACTTAAGCGCCGTTTTTTAAATGCCGGCATTGAGTTTAAATACATAAGCTGCACTGAATACGGAAAAAGAACCGGCCGTGCACATCATCATTTGATTGTTTCCGGTGGCCTTGATCGCGACGTTGTTGAGCACCTTTGGGGCAGAGGATATGCCAACACTAAACGTTTGCAGTTTGGAGATGACGGCGTGTCAGGTCTTGCGCACTACATGGTAAAGGACAAGCATTTTTATAAGCGTTGGAATCAAAGCAAGAATCTTGTAATACCGGAGCCGGTGCAGTTTGACGGCCAGCTGACGATGGAGGATATAGCGGATATTGTTGACGCTATTGAATCGGGATGCGGACAGGATATTTTTGAAAAAAGATATCCGGAGTTTGAACTTGTTGAGGCTTATTGGTGCCGCAACAACATAAACCGTGGCGCATATATCCATTTTGAGATGCGGCGAAAACGAGAATACCGCGGCGAATACAAACGCCGTAAATAATATGACGGAGGTATGCAAATGGAGGATATCAAAAAAGCGCAGAGTTTCAATGAACTCGGAGAGAAGATCGCGGAACTTGTTGGCAGGGGCAGGCGTGTTAATCTTAACGATTTAGCCGAAGAGATCCATTTAAACGCGGTTGATCACGGCTGGTGGGATGAAGAGCGAAGTTTTGGCGACATTATTGCGCTCTGCCACAGTGAACTGAGCGAGGCGCTGGAAGAATACCGCACCGGGCGAAGCCTTTTCTGGTATAAGACTCCAAATCCGGTAAGCGCGGCGATGGGCAATGCAGATTATGATATCATGCATGACCCGAATTGCTGGAAAGGCGAAAAGCCTGAAGGTGTTGCGATCGAGATGATAGATTGCCTTATACGCATACTGGATTGGTGCGGCCAAAAGGGCGTTGATATTGATACGCTTTTGTATATCAAACACACCTACAACAAGAGCAGACCGTACAGACACGGGGGCAAGGTGCTTTGAGAGTAGGCGACAAGGTGAAAAGAGTGCCGGTGTCGCTTAAGTTTGAAAACAAACAAGGGAAAATGACTTCACGCGCAATAATCGGAACTGTCGTTTATATACATCCCAAGCACAGATGGCATACGGTGGAGTTTAAAACTGCCGGCGGTCCTATAAGAGAAAGCTATACAGGCTGCGATATGTTCTGCGAGCGCTGAAAAGAAAGGCGTGGGGAAATGTTCCGGTATAAAAAGGGCATTAAAGCAAATTATGACAAACAGGGGTACGTATATTTTGCGTCGAGAAGGTATAAGGAATTGCCGGCAGAGACGCGCACGGTTATACGTAATATCTGTAAAACGGCGGGTGGGGAATACAGCGCAGCCTTGTTTGAGTTTGTGACCACGGACATAACGGCAACGGCGTTGACGATGAAGTATTACATCAGCAGAGCGACGCTATACAGGATAGTGCGGAAATACTATGAAGAATTTTTAAAAACGCTGTAGAAACAAAGGCCGGGGGCAACTGGATGCTGCTTCCGGCCTTTGCTTTATCTGTGAACGCTGCGTTTTGAAAAGTTGAGACTCCGCGACATACGAAGTGTGGTACGTTCCACGTAAGGAAGTGCGCGTTTAACGCGCAAGGGATAAGACGCTGCGAAAATATGGCGGAGGGCGGGCGCTGACAGCGTTGTTTAATTTTTCCCCACGACAAGCGCGCGTGTGCGCACATGCGCGCGCGAACATATAAGCGCCGAAGGGAGTAAGGCGATATGAAACCCGGCAGACCAAAAAAATACGGCAGTAAAAAAGCGCTGGCTGAAGCTGTTGAACGCTATTTTCACAGTATCAGTCGAACTGTTCCGGCTTTGGACGCGCTTGGACAGCCTATCTGCAACGATGACGGCGACGAGATCAAACTGACTGAGTATCTCCGGCCGCCGTCTGTCAGCTCGTTGTGTTTGTATCTTGGGATCGACCGCAGCACGTGGCAAAACTATTGCGATACAAAGCAGCACCCGGAGTTTAAAGCAATTACTTCTGAGACACGCGCAAGGATCGAGGCTTATCTGGAAGAAGAGCTTTTAACCAGGACAAAAGGCGTGCAAGGAATCATTTTCAATTTGCAAAACAATTTCGGCTGGAAACAAAAACAGGAGGTAGGGCTTGACGATGAAACGAGAAAAAGCATAGAGCGGCAAAACATGAGCGTGTACGACAAGCTGGCGGTCATTGCAAACGTAAAAGCGATGGAGAATTTTCCGGAATACATAGACGAGGACAGTGAGGACGAGTGACGCGAAAAGACAAGGCGCGCATCGACGAACTGTATGAACTTGCACTGTGGTACAGCCAGCTGTGCGAGTCAAATAACGAAACTTTCATACCGCTGTTTGCCGATACACACAGATATCTGGTGCTGAAGGGCGGCGGCGGCAGCGGAAAAAGCATATTTGCAGGCAGAAAAACGCTTGAGCGGGTGTCGACTGAGGCGGAGCATCGCTGGCTTGTAGTGAGAAAAGTTGCCAGGACTTTGCGCGAAAGCTGCTTTGAGCAATTAAGAAATCAGGCATACGACTTTTACTCAGATAAGATTGCATATATACCGCGCGGCAAAAGCGGAGACATGTATATGCGATTTAAAAATGGAAGCGAAATTTTATTTGCCGGCCTTGATGATGTAGAAAAGCTCAAATCCGTTTATGACATTACGGGCATATGGATCGAGGAAGCCAGCGAGCTTCTCGAGAGCGACTTTGACCAGCTAGACATTCGACTGCGAACAAAAACAAAAAACTATAAGCAAATCATTTTGACATTCAACCCGATCAGCTCGCAGCACTGGCTTAAAAAGCGCTTTTTTGATTTTGACATTAAGGATCCGGAACAACGTAAAAAAGCTATGCGCAGAACGCGCGTTCACGAAAGCACATACAAAGACAACCGGTTCTTGGCAAAAAGCGCAATCCAGACGCTTGAGGCATTTAAAGAGACTAACGAATATTACTATCAGGTTTACTGCCTGGGCATGTGGGGCGTAACAGGAAAAACTGTGTTTAATGCAAAGGCGGTAAATGCGCGTTTGCTGGAAAAAATCAAGCCAAAGCATACCGGGTTGTTTTTATATTCGGACGATGGATTACGGCTGTCTGATATCAGCTGGATGAATGATGAGAGCGGCTGCGTGCGGATCTATAAAGAGCCTGAACCGGGTGTGCCGTATGTTATCGGCGGAGATACCGCGGGCGAAGGAAGTGACAGTTTTGTTGCGCAGGTCCTGGACAATCGGACGGGAGAACAGGTGTGTATGCTGCGGGGCAAATTTGACGAGGATGTATTTGCGCGCCAGGTATATTGCCTTGGTATTTATTACAACACAGCGTTGATAGGACTTGAAACAAACTTTTCAACATATCCGGTAATGGAGCTTGAGCGGCTTAAATATCCGAAACAGTATATCCGGGAGAGCATTGACGATTACACGCACGCTGTAAAACACAGTTTTGGATTTCTCACAAACACAAAAACAAGGCCGGTCATTATAGCAGAACTTATAAAAGCGGCGCGTGATGATATCACGATCGTCAATGACGAGACAACACTGCAGGAAATGCTCACGTTTGTCCGAAACGAAAATACGCTGAGACCTGAAGCGGAGCCGGGCGCCCATGATGACTGTGTTATGAGTCTTGCGATTGCGCATTACATAAGACCGCAGCAAAGCTGTTTGCGCGCGGTGTCGGGCGAAAGCCCGAAAAAGTGGACGGCGTCACAGTGGGAAGATTACGAAAATGCTTCCGCAGCTGAGCGGGAGATGCTGATAAAAAAATGGGGCAAGCCCATCAGATAACTGGAGGAAGCTATGGCAAAACGAAAAACGAACAAAGAAAGACTTCACATTTGGCAGGAGCGGCTGGCGGCGAATCAGACGGCATATGATCCGGAAATATCGCAGATGGACAACAGAGAGGCGCTGTATAAAGGAACGAACGCGATAGCGCCGATAGTAGCAGGAGAGCGAAAAAACAAAACACCGCATGTGCGCAATATCTGCGCAGAACTTATTGAAGCGCAGACAGACAGCAATATTCCGCAGCCGAAGGTCACGGCGTACAGACCACAGGACGAAATGAAAGCAAAGCTTATTGAAGACATGCTGCGCAATGAATTGGACAGGATGCCTTTTGAACAGCTTAACGACATGATGGAGCGCACTGTGCCCATACAGGGCGGTGCGGCTTTTCTCGTTGAATGGGACAATACGCGGCGCACGCACTACACCATTGGCGAACTGGCGGTAAGTACGCTGCATCCAAAGCAGATCATCCCGCAGGACGGCGTTTATACCGGCGTGGAGGATATGGATTATATCATCCTGAAAATTCCTCAGACGAAGGAATACATCCGCAGAAAGTACGGTGTAAATGTGGCGGACGAGACGGAACAGGAACCGGATATTAAGGGCAGCGACGGCGATAACACTGCAGATGACCTTGTGACCCAGTACATTGCCTATTACCGCAACGATGCAGGCGGAATCGGCCTGTATAGCTGGGTGAACGACACGGAGCTTGAAGATCTTGAGGATTATCAGGCCAGACGGCTTAGACGCTGCACTAAGTGCGGAGCCGTTGAACCTTTGATATCTGATCCAACGAATGAGGCAAGGGGGATTCCTGCTGCTGCAAATGTCAGCATTGAAGAAATAGAAATGGCTGCAGCTGAAGGACCGAGACACATACGCGGCAAAAGCAACAGGTGTCCGTATTGCGGAGCGACGAGCTGGGAAGAGACTGCCGAGGAATATGAGGAAATTTATCTGCCTATACAGCTCAGCGACGGCAGTGAGATCCCGGGAGCGGTGAAGAGAGCGGTCCCGTCTGAGACGGAAGTGGACGCTCTGGGGCTGCCAGTGGTGGAAGTAATCACAGAGCCTACCCGTGTGCCGTTCTACAAGCCGGACATCTTCCCGGTCATTCTGCAGAAGAATGTGAGCGTGTACGGCAGATTCCTCGGCGACAGCGACGTTGACAAAATTGCAGATCAGCAGAACACCACAAACAGGATCGAAGCAAAAATCATTGATAAGCTGTGCAAGAGCGGAAGCTATATCACGCTTCCGGATGAGGCCAGCATTAAAGTCGATGCAGATGACATGAAGGTTATACGACCGGGAAATGCCGCTTCAAAAGCTTTGATAGATGTATTTGACCTTCAGGGGAATATAGAGCCGGATCTTGTTTATTTGAACCAGGTGTACGAAGAAGCACGCCAGGTTATCGGCATAACTGACAGTTTTCAGGGCAGAGCCGACCGCACAGCAACCAGCGGGAAAGCCAAAGAATTTGCGGCTGCTCAGAGCGCCGGCAGGCTTGAAAGCAAGCGAGTAATGAAAAATGCGGCCTATGCCGCGCTGTTTGAAGCAATGTTTAAGTTTCGCCTTGCGTACACTGACGAGCCGCGTCCGGTGGTATCCAATGATATTCACGGCAATGCGCAATACGATACTTTTAACCGGTACGATTTTTTAGAAAAAGATGCAGCCGGGCAGTGGTGCTGGAATGACCGTTTTCTTTTTAGCTGCGATACGTCAGCGCCTTTGGCGTCAAATCGGGAGGCTATGTGGCAGGAAACACGCATGAATCTGCAGACCGGCGCATTTGGGGATCCGACTAATCTGCAGACGCTGATCCTGTTCTGGTCAAAGATGGAGATGCTGCACTATCCCGGAGCGGGCGAGACGCGCGCTTATCTTGAGGAAGAACTTAAAAAGCAGCAGGCACAGCAGCAGATGGCTGCGCAGATACAGCAAATGCAGGCGCGGCAGCAGCAGACTCAGCAAAACATTGACCCGCGAGTGGCGCAGGCAGTTATTGCAAAAGCAAAACAAGATGCCGCAACGGCGGCACAGGTCAAATAAAAACCGCCTCATTTATTGAGTTAAAAATATTATTTTCCGTAATACCGCGAATTGCGCGGCCTCCTTAAGTTGGGGCCACAAAGTAAAGGGGTCGCTTTAGTGGCCCTGACTTAAGAAGAAGAACATGGGAAAGGGGGGTTACACATGGCAGAGAAAAAGGGATACGCAGGCAGCATTCAGAACAGCGGCGCGCAGAAGGTCAAGGCTCCGATGGCTAATACCAACAAAAAAGGCAACGGAGTTGTAAAGACCGGCACAGATCTGAGAACCGGCAACAAGTAAAGCACACGCAGCAGCGCAAACAGATCTAAAAAAAGACCCTGTATATCGCAGGAAAAGCGGAAAAATCCGAAGGGAGAAAGACATGGAAGACACTATCGACTACGGCGCTGTATTTGGAATCGACGAAGGCGGAAACGAGCAGGAAGCCGCCGCACCTGCAAACGAAACAGAGAAAGCGCAAGGCGAAAACGAGCAGGAAACCGCCGCACCTGCCGCAGGAGAAAATACACAGGACACTGACAGCAGCGATACTGCTGCAGAAACGGCCGAAGAAACGGAAAAGTTGCAGACGCCGGACGAGCGGTCGCGTTTTGCGGCGGCCAGAAGGAAAGCAGAAGCAGAACGTGATGCGGCCATTCAGAAGGCAAAGGAAGACGCGAAGGCAGAAGCTGAGCGGCTTATAAACGAGGCTTTTAAAAACAGCGGACTGACAAATCCTTATACAAAAACGCCGATAAATTCAAAGGCAGAATACGACGCATACAAAGCGCAGCATGAAGCTGAAAAGAAGTCGCGTTTTCTTAAAAAAAGCGGTATGTCAGATGCGGAGTTTGATGAGTTTGTGTCCAGCTTGCCGGAAGTGCAGAAAGCAAAACAAGCACAGCAAACTGCAGAAGAAGCGGCAAGACAGGCGCAGGAGCAGCAGGCGCGCTTAAAAATTGATGAGCAGCTTAAAGAGATATCTGCACTTGATCCGAGTGTTAAAGAGCTTAAAGACATCTCAAAGATGCCGACGTATTCCAAGTTTTATGATCTTGTGAAACGCGGCAATACGCTTGTTGATGCGTTTAAGCTGGCAAACTATGAAGCTTTGACAAGCGGTATTGCTGCAGCATCCAAACAGGCGGCAATCAACGCAGCGCAGAGCAAGCAGCATCTTGATCAGACTGCGGCAAGAGGAACAGGCGCTGTATCTGTACCGCCGGAAGTCAGAGAAGCGTACAGGGCGTTTAATCCCAACGCGACCGAGGCTGAGATACAGCAGCATTACAACAACTACATGAAAAAGTAAATGAAAGGAGCAAAAAGCATATGGCTTTTAAAGTTCATTCCACTGATGACGGCAGAGTGCCGGGCATCGAGTATCTGCCTTGTGGGGCAATCACTCCGAAGGTAGGTATGGCGCTGGTGCAGAGCGCTGGCAACCTCGCCATCGCCACCGGCACCACTGCACCCACTTACATCTCCATGTGTGAGAAGGACAGCGCCTGCACTGCAGGTGACATCATCCCCGTCATCCGCGTGAGCAAGGATATGGTCTT